TGAGTTGCCGCATTTTTACATGAATGCCATGGTACAGATGCCCGAACACGGCGATATACGTCGTGAGCATTTTGGTCATATCGGTCAGGTGTTCAGCGGACATTTCCACAAACGGCAACAACACAACAATATCACCTATGTGGGTAATTGTTTCCCACATAACTATGCTGATGCTGGAGACGAGAAACGTGGTTGTATGATATTGGAATGGGGCAAGGAGCCAGAATATCATAGTTGGCCAGATCAACCCACATATGCTGTACTCAAACTTAGTGATTTATTGTCTGATGCTGATAATTTGCTTAAGCCACGACAACACGTTAGAGTCAATTTAGATGTTGATTTAAGCTACGAAGAAGCCAACTTTATTAAAGAAACATTCATAGACAAATATCATTTACGTGAGATTACATTGATGCCACCTAAAAACACAGCATTGTCTGAGAATATCCTGGGTGCAGAGATTATATTTGAGAGTGTTGATCAAATTGTAACCTCTAATATTAATAATATTGATAGTGATCACTTTGATAAAAATCTGTTGCTAGATATTTACAGGAACCTTTAATGTTCAAAATTAAGAATCTCACGGTAAAGAATTTTCTGAGTGTGGGTAACGTTACACAAGCAATTGACTTTGATCGTTATGATCTCACATTGGTATTGGGCGAGAATCTGGATCTGGGTGGTGATGATGCTGGTGCTAGAAATGGTACCGGCAAAACCACTATTGCCAATGCGTTGAGTTATGCATTGTTTGGACAAGCATTAACCAACATTAAAAAAGATAACCTAATTAATAAAACCAATGCCAAGAGCATGGTTGTTACTGTGGAGTTTGAACACGGCGGAAATCAATATCGCATTGAACGTGGACGTCGTCCTACATTTTTAAAGTTTTATGTCAATGATGTTGAACGACTAGAAGATGGTGCAGAGGCATCTGCGTCTAACGAAAGCCAGGGAGACAGTCGTGAAACACAATCAGAGATAGAACGTATACTGGGGGTGGGTCACGATATGTTTAAACATATAGTGGCATTAAACACGTATACTGAGCCGTTTCTTAACTTAAAAGCCACAGAACAGCGCAATATCATTGAGCAATTGCTGGGTATTACATTGCTAAGTGAAAAGGCAGAAACTCTCAAGATACAAACTAAAAGCACAAAAGATTTAATTGTTCAAGAAGAACACAAAATCAAAGCTACCGAAGAAGCCAATGTGCGTATCAAGGAACAAATTGAAGCATTGGAACGACGTCAACGGTTATGGTGCAATAAACTGGAAGAAGACAAGATCAGATTATCCAGAGCCATCGGCGAGTTAGTTAACATCAACATTGAAGATGAAATTCAAGCTCATCGTGATTTGGATACGTTTAACGATCGTAAAAAACAAATAGACGATTGCAACCGGTATATTAAACAATGTACTGACAGCAAAGCTAAACTGGAAAAGACTCAGGACAAACTAAACAAGGAAATTGCCGCATTAGACAATCACGAATGTTATGCGTGTGGACAAACTATCCATGATGGTAAACAGGACGAAATTAAAACAACCAAACAAGCCAGTTTAACCGAAGCCGCATTGCAGTGGTTGGCTGACGATACACAGGAACTAGAACATCACACAACATTAAAGGAGTTGGGTGCGTTGGGTAAAGCACCCAAGGTATTTTACGACGATATTGAACATGCACTCAATCACAAAAATCAATTGGATGCTCTGGGGCAACAGTTAGAGACCAAGGAACAGGAAGTTGATCCGTATACTGAGCAAATAGACGAGATGCGTCACAAGGCTGTGGTGGAGGTAGATTACGAAACAATTAATCAACTCAACACAGTCAAAGAGCATCAGGAGTTTTTATTAAAACTGTTAACTAACAAAGATAGCTTTGTACGTAAACGTATTATTGATCAAAACTTGGGTTATTTAAATATGCGGTTAGGTCAATATTTGGAAAAGATTGGTTTACCACACACTGTTACATTCATGAATGACCTAACTGTAGAGATCAGTGAGCTGGGCCGTGAGTTGGATTTTGATAATTTATCAAGGGGAGAACGTACCAGACTGATATTAAGTTTAAGCTGGGCATTCCGTGATGTCTGGGAAAGTTTATATCAGCCCATCAACTTGTTGTTTATTGACGAATTAATTGACAATGGGTTGGATAGCAGTGGAGTAGACAATGCTCTGGGTATGCTAAAGAAGATGAGCAGGGAATTAAACAAGAGTATTTGGTTGGTCAGTCACAAGGACGAACTCAGTGCTCGTGTTAATAACATTCTCAGAGTAATCAAAGAGAATGGATTTACTACGTATGAAAACAGCACAGAAGTCAGTAACATTTAAAAATTTATGATCCTGGGTAAAACTAGATAACTAACTATAACAAGGAGAAGCAAATGAGTACACATGAATCAATTTTGGCCGCCGTTGAAACTTATACCAAAGAGCAAGAAGCATTTGAAGTCAAGAGCAACAAGGCTGCTGCCGGACGTGCCAGAAAGGCACTGAGTGAGCTATCTAAGTTAACGAAAAGTCGTAGAGTCGAGATCCAGGAAAAGAAAAACGCAATGACTGCGAAGGCCTAATGACTAAACGAGTGAATGGCAAGCAGAAGGGAAATGGCTTTGAACGTAAAATAGCCAATTTACTAAGCGAGCGATTTGCTGGAATATTAGGTATTGAGCAGGGATTTAGACGTAACCCTGACAGTGGTAGTTTTTTCGGGGGTAGTAATACGCAACGAACAGCAACACACAGTATGGATTATGCAATATTTGGGGATTTAATATGCCCCAGAAACTTTGCATTTAGTGTAGAATGTAAGCATTACAAGACTGCACCGACCTTTCAGAGCATTGTAGAGCACACAGTGAAACAATGGGATGACTGGTTGGGGCAAGTAGTACAAGACAGTATCAACTCAGGCAAAAAATTGGCACTTATTGTTAAATACAACAACGTTCCAGAGATAGTATTTTTACAAAACCCGATCGCAGGCACACCAGAATCCTTTAAATATAAAAATTATTACATATACAAACTTGGCACATTCTTAAAACAGCCCGATTCTGAATTTTTCACACAGTAGTATAGGCATTTACATAGCAACATTGTTTGGTCGGGATAGCTCGACCCTCCTTGAGACTGCCAGGTATCCCTGTTGCCGTCAGATTAGCTGGAGCGTTGCAGGCAAGAAGCAAACTTTATAGGCTTTAAACGATTCTGGGCTCTGTGAAAAAGATACATCCCATACCGAGGTTACATCGCTGATCCGTGTAACGTAGGTCCCGTTGTTATGACAAATGCTAGAGTAGGGGGTACAGGACAACCGCCTCCGTGTAGAAATACAATCTCTTTAGATCAGTGGCTGGTGCAACTCAGATGAAGTGCCTTAGTCATTTTTTGCCGATTCAGGCAAATTATGACTAGTTAATCTAGATGAAGCTATATAAAAGCACTTAATAATTATATCTTAAAAGAACAATTAGAAGAATAAAAAAATCTTCGAGCGTAAGCGAAGAAGAAAGTTGTTCGAAGAACAACTAAGAGAAGATGGAAAAGAATATATCACTTTAAGAATAACCATGAGCAATATATTCCTTTGTGGTATTTAGATTACTTGTTCTTCCAAATACTATACAATACCCAAACTGCTACCAAACCCACTAAACCTTGAGAACCTATTGATGCCACTATTGATGTAATGTTTGAGATCACTGAGGTAGCTGGGAAGAAAGGAATCGCAATCCCTTTAAACAAAACCTCTAGAACGATGGACAAGGCAATGATGCTTACGCCCAAGTCGGCCAGGGAACTGGCCCATTTTTTAACTGCGGTAATAATTTCCATATTGTGTATCTCCTATAATACCATCCAGTGCGGACAGTATGATTATTTAGATGCCTGCTGTCACAGGTAGTAATACCACTTTATGATTGTGGGATCGGGATACATACAGAACTTTTAGAAATATGGCATTCCAGATTTCTTAGTTATTTCAAAATTCTCTTTGATTAATTCCGAGATTATCTCTCGTTCTTCTTTGCTTAACTCCATTGCTTCGGAGTAATTTAACCCACCACGCATCGCCCAGCAAAAACGTAGTGCTTCTGCTTTTAAGGCTTTTGACTCCTGGTCGTAACTCTCAAGCATTTTAATGAGACCAGGTTCATCTAATGTCAAAAGCCTGCGTCGAAAAAACTTGCGTAATCGAAGTCCACACTCATGCTGTATTCTGCTTCACACGAAGTACATTTAACTTGATATGGTTTAATAGCGGCATCAGTGGCCATTTGTCCTATCTTTTCCTGGATAGTTCTAATTATAGTAGATGGAGCATTGGCATAAAACTCTTTGATAAAATTCTGATCACTGACTACATCTCCTTCCGATAGCGCAATATATGCAGTACTCTTGGCCAACAAGTCAGTAGTCATATCAATCAGCTTATTCATTTGTGCGGCTATTGCTCGGGCTTTTTCTTCTGCATCAAGAGTGGACTCGTTAATATTTGCTACCATACGTTGTTCTTCGTAACCCATTGCATTGGCTTTGGATGTTTCTGTGTATTCCTGCGGTTTAAGTTTGATACGCAATTCGCCTACTTGTAGTGGAGTATTGTAGTCAGGAGGAATAATAGAATCCAATGCTGAACGTAGGTCAATAGTAAACCGATTGGGTTCCTGACATTTTACACATAACGAATCCACATCCATATCATGCCCATAACTGGCAATTCTGATAGCAATAAGCAATGTATCCATGTCAATACTTGGAGCATCCCAGGCATTTTTAACATTGGGACAACAACTTTGAATTACAGAAACAACTCCTTGCCCGCTCATTAATGCATCAGGTGTACGTAAAGTAAGCTCATCTTTGGTGGTCATTGGATATACTGGTAATTCCCCATTCAGCGGTAGTTCTACACTACCTTCAGCCCAATATTTGCCACCACTGGGCAGTTTGATATAGATTGATGGCTGTCTGAAATGTTTTGCTAGTGGATTTTGATTGTTGTCAACCATGTAAGATTTCCCCCATAAATAAATTGATACATATATTTATAGTGTAGAAAACCCTGGGGATTTTAAAGTATTATGCCTGACCAAGATGAACAGTTAAAAAAGATACTGGAAGCGTTTGAGCGCATCGCCAAAAGTGATTCTGGAAAAAACTCAACAGTTGAAAAAGGGCTGGGGATTTCTGCTCTTGCGACACAATTTGCAAAATTAAAAAGTGATTCGGTCTTTTTAGGTAATAGTTTTAAAGATCAAGTTAAAGTACATGTACAATTAAAAGCACAAGAACAAGCAAAATTAAAACTTCTTGAAAAAGAACTAGCAATATTAGCAAAACAAACAGACCAATGGTCTAAAACACAGTTAGCTGAGAAACAGAAAGAAAAAAAAGCATTAGAGAGTGTCGACAATTTAAATCTATTTAATAAAACAGTAATGTTTAGTGGCGCGGCCCTTGCAGGATTTTCTAAAGGGTTAATAAATTTAAGCGGCAGTGCATTTAGTAAGTTTACGTCAGGACTTAGTGGTATACAATCTGGCGCGGGCGCAATTCAGTCTGGAACTGGATTATTAACCAGTGCAATTGATCTAGCATCTGAAGCAGGATCTGCTGCCGGCAAAGGACTCCAAGGCGTTGGCACGATAGCAATGGCTGGAGGTCCAAAATTAAAAGCATTGGGTGCGGCTGCATCAGTAGCTGGCATGATGCTGGATGCTTTTGCGAGTGGTGCTGGTAAAGCCGCCAAGTTTGCAGTAGAGTTTTTAGGCAAACAATTAGAACAAGTTCGTGAAGGTTTCCAGACAATGAGCGCATCGGGTGCCGTATTTTCAAACGGCATGACTGGCATGATTGATGCGGCTCATGGTGCTGGATTAACAGTACAGCAATTTGGTAAAGTAGTCAAGGAAAATGCCAAAGATTTAGCCGCCAGCGGTTTGGGAATGACAGGCGCAACTGAAAAATTAGGCAAAGTTACCACACAAATTAATAACTCTGGTGTTGGCGAAAGATTGCAAAAGTTGGGATTTACGTTTGAGGAGCAAGCAGGTCTAGTTGCAGATGTAATGGGCCAAATGAACAAGTACGGAACTGGCCGTGGCATGAGTGATGCCAAACTAGCACAAGAAACAGAAAAATATGCCAAAGATCTCAGACTGATATCAGGTATTACTGGTGAAGATGCCAAAGCAAAAATTGCTCAAGCTCGTGAAGCTGCCAATAACCTAGCATTTCAAAATAAGTTAGCAGAAATGGCACCTGAACAAGCAAGAGCAATGCAAGATGCTATGGCAGGTATGACCAAACAGCAACAAAAAGATTTTATGGAAATGCAAGTTTTTGGTACTGTGGTCAATAAAACTGGTGCAGTAATGATGGCAAGCAGTAATGGTTACTCTAGTATGATGCAAGAACTAACCACTGCAACAAATCCAGAAGATGTTATAAAAATTAAAGCCAAATACAAAGACGAAATACAGCAAGATAGAAAAAATTCCGAAGGAATCGGAATGGCTGCAATGGCCGGGGTTGGTGGCGTAGGGGATATTGCGGCAGCATTTAATGAAACGTTAACTGATATTGCAAAATTTACACCTGAAGCATTTGAAAAAGTTAAAACTTCTGTTGAAAATGCCGCCAGTACGCAAGACAAACTTACTGGCGAATACATTGCTATGGAAAGGGCATATCAAAATCAACGAGTAGAATTAGAAACTTTTGCTATTAGCCACATGAATACATATATTGAGGGTGTTAAAACCGTTAACAAATTAATGACCGCCGCAATTGAAGAGATGAAGAAAATACCCGGACCATTGGGATTTATTCAAGATAATTGGATGAAAATTCTTGAAGGAGCAGTGGGAATAATTGGTGCAATTGCTACAGCCACTGGCATACTTGCATCACTTAAACAAAATCGCCAACTAAATGACCAAGCAAAAGCTAATACAACACCGCCACCAACAACTCCAACTGGCCCGGGTGCGCCTGGCGGGAGTGGACCCAAAGGTGGCGGACCCAAAGGTGGTAACCGTAAACAACGAAGAGCCGCAAAATTCCAAAATAAAGGCAAGTCCGGTGCCGCCGGTGCCATAGCTGGTGTACTTGGTGGTGGTGCTCCTGACGGATCAGCCGCCAATCCTTTCCATGTTGTAATGGCAAGTGGTGGTCCTGGTATATCAGATTTATTAGACGGTGGGAAAAACAAAGGTACTCCCACTAAAACTCCTTCTAAACTTGGAACAATTGCAAAAGTTGGTGGTAAAGCATTGGGTGCCGCAGGGTCAGTTATAGCAGTTGGTATGATGGCAAGTGAGCTAAGTGACATATCCAAGAGATTAGAAAAAGGCGAGATAACCAAAGAAGAAGCATCTAAACAAAAAGGCGGCGCCATTGGTGAAGCTGGTGGTGGTGTTGCTGGTGGTTTGGCAGGTGCGGCAATGGGTGCGGCAGTTGGCTCAGTAGTACCAGTAGTAGGTACAATAATTGGTGGATTAATTGGTGGAGCATTGGGTGCTTGGGGTGGTGGTGTTGCTGGTAAAGCTGGTGGAGAAGCAGTTGGAACTTCGGTTGGCAAAGGCGGAGCAACTCCAACTACACAAGCAGCCACAGTGGCTCAATTATCAGAAGCACAAAAATTAAGTTCTACACAATATGCCGAAACACTTAAAGCAATGGATTTAACACAGCCAGACTTGCTGATTAATAAGTCAGTGGCCGAGCAACTTAAGTTAGCCAAAGCTGGTAATACCATGTTCACAGAGCAAAACAAACTGTTAGAAAAAATGGCTAAATCTCTAGAAGATCAGTCAGACTACTTAAAGAACATCAGAGGCAATACTGCGTAATAAAGCGTCGCCATATAAATACATTATCGTTAATTAAAGGTTAATCATGAAAATTTCCGCAATTTTACCAAAACCACGTTTGTTCGAAGATATGATCAGAGAAGATACAACTTATAAAGCATTTAATCGTGCTGGTCGTATGCTGGTTGAGAGACAAATGAGCGAAAAAGAAATTTTAGACTTGTTTGCAAACATTGAAAAGGGTGTAACAGCCGCTGGTAAAATGCCAGGTGGTGCTAGTAACAGAACTTTATTGGGCAAAGGCAAAGATACGGCAACAGATGCGGCAACAGCAATTTCCAACGCATTTAGAGCAGTCGATAAAAAAATTGGTATTTCAAGCGGCATAGAAAGTTTTGATACTAGTTATGACATATTAGCCAGAAAACTCGGCGACAAGTTCGGGCAAGATGGTAAAATAATGACTGCAATTAAAAAATATCGTGAATTTGCAAACGCACATCCAATTATGCAAGGCGCAATCTATGCAGGTTTGATAGCATTAACTGGATTAAGTGGTGCAGGACTTGGTGGTGCGGCTATTCTTGGTGGTATAAAGCTGTTTGACAAGTTGCTATTGGGTAACAAATTAAGTAGCTCACTGTGGTCTGGATTCTTAACTGGTGCAACAGCATACGGAATTGGACAAGCTCAACAAGCATTTAGTGGCGGATCCGCGCCAGCTTTTGATCCTAGCAAAATGCCGGCATATGATGATGCCGGCAACTTGATGCCCGGTTTCAAAATTAATCCCGAAACTGGCGGTACTTACTACAATCCTGATTCTACAGCCCTGCCAGGCGCAGGCCCTGACCCACTCGCCCCCGGCACGCCGGTCACACCACAATCACAAATGAATGCGGATGATATTGCAAATGGCAGTGGTGGACCAGATGTGCCAGCTTTAGATGCAGAAACTATGGCTAACAACGCCGCAAATGCCAAAGCATATGGCATAGATGGTGCGGATTCCACTGCTGATATGAATAAAGCAATTATGCAAACTGCCGAGCCAGGCACTACTCCGGCTGATTATAGTCAGCTAGGTGCCGCAGGTAATGGTACAGAGTATACTGTAGTTAAAAATGATACACTGAGCCAGATTGCTGAAAAAAACAATGTATCTGTTCCTGATATGATGAAGGCCAACCCAGACATAACAAACCCTGATGTTTTAAAGACCGGGCAAAAAATTACTATTCCAGCTGAAACTGGTAATTCAGTATACGACCAAGGAGTGGGTACCGCGTCAGACACAGCCGCTAAAGTAGCCAGTGGACAGTACACCCCAAATCCAGCATCTGCGGCACCAGCACCAGTACCAACACCAACACTTAAGGCAGCACCAGGTCAGCAGGTTGCCGAATCACGCCGTAACATGAACAATATGTTGATGGAAGCAATTGTAGCTACAACCAACTCCATTAAACCATTCAAAGCCAAAACTATTGATTTGTCAGCAATGATTGATCGTCAAACAACAGCACATGTTTGGATGTTGGGTGAATCGTTGGGTCGTAATTACAAACATCGTTACCATATTACAGAAGCTGGTATAGACAATATATTTAAAAACGTAGAAAGATATCAACGTCATATACAAATAGTAGTTACGGAATCATTATTAAACGAAGATGCACCACCAGCAGGCGGAGCACCTAAGCCAGAAATCTATGATAAAAATAATCCAGAGCATGTAGCATCAATGGCAGCTACGACTACTGCAAGAAGAGCAAGAAGAGCCGCGGCAGCAGATGCAAAACCAGCAGGAGCACCAGCAGGAGCACCAGCAGGAGCACCGGCAGGAGCACCGGCAGGAGCACCGGCAGGAGCACCAGCAGGAGCACCAGCACCAGCACCAGCAGGTGCAACAGCAACACCAGCAGGAGCACCAGCAGGAGCACCAGCAGGAGCACCAGCAGGAGCACCAGCACCAGCAGGTGCAACAGCAGCCGGAGCATCCACGCCAAAAAAACCAGGCTTACTGAGTAGAATGTGGGCAGGTGCTAAACAACTTGGGCATCAGTTTACCACAAAAATTACTGCCGAGAAGTTAAGAATGAATTGGGGGAAAGATAAACCAACTGAATCAGATGAAATTGCAACCTTCCTGCAAGGTCAAGGAGTGCCAGCAACGGTAATTTCAGATGTGTTTACTCAATCAAAATTACCAGTACCGCAAGCAATAACAGACGCGGCAGCAGTACCAGCACCAGATGCAGCCGCAGGTGGAACAGCAACACCAGCAGGAGGAGGTGCAGCCGCAGGTGGCCCAGGTAATCCTGATAATCCAGCAGTAGCTAAAGCCAAAGCCGCACTGGGAATTAAACCAGATACTCCAGCAGAAGCACCAGCAGAAGCACCAGCAGGAGCACCAGCAGGAGCACCAGCAGGAGGTGCAGCCGCAGGTGGAACAGCAACTTCAACAGGTGCAGCCGCAACGCCGGCAGGTGAAATAGCGTCAACCCCTGCCCAAGTACAAGCAGTAACGAGAGAAATTGGTCAAGAAATCAACGATTTAGTGACTAGTCTGCTCAAACTCGATAATCGAGCACAACCAGGATATGTAAACGATATACGTGCTCGGTTAGATCAAAATTTTGGTAAACCCAAAGTAGCATCAAAAAAACGTACCAGTGTTAAAGCCAAGACTGTAACATCCCCTCCAGTTATAGAAAGTGCTCCTATATATACTGCCATGTCTAAACGTATCCCTCAATCAGAGTTACGTTTAACCAAACGTGCTAAAAATGCACTTGACATGTTTGAAAACTTTGTTGAGAAAACCAAAGTAGAAACTAAACCATTAACAGAAAGCAATACCAGACCATTGATTAAACGTGCATTGACAGAACAAAAAGCCAAACAATCAATTAAGATTACTAAAAAAGCAGTGGTCCAACGCAACGAAGTGATTGATCTTTGGAAAAAGATGCCAGGTTAAACCAGACTGGCTATTCCGTATGTCTATAAATAGATTATACAACACAGAGGATCAGTCATGAGCTGGAAAACTGAAACAAACAAAGCCGTTTTTTATGTCTATCAATATATAGATGAGAATGGATTGCCTTATTATATTGGTAAAGGAAAAGATAGCAGAATCCACAAAAAACATGTACATACATTAACTCCGTCTAAGGAAAAAAGAATCAAAATAGCACAAAACCTTACAAATGCAGAAGCAAAAATATTAGAAGGTAATTTAATACAAAAATACGGACGTAAAGTAGACGGTGGTATCTTGGATAATATTAAAATAAATCAATGGGCATGTCACTATGGATGGAGACATTCTAAAGAAACAAAAATGAAAATTTCAAAGACCATGTTGGGGATCAAAAAATCAGAGGCAACAAAACAAAAAATGAAACAACCCAAGTCTAAAGAGCATATTGAAAAAATAAGAATAGCTAACATCGGGCGAAAGGATGATGGGCGATATATTAAAATTGGATCAACGATGAGCAAAAAACGATGGTATAATGATGGGCAAACAACAAAAATGTTCGAACCAGGCAAAGAACCAGCGGAGTTTACTTTAGGAAGAAAAGTAGGAATACAAAATGACATGGCGTAAGCATTTTAAGGTAGTAGAAATAAACAATGTTAGCCCGCTAACTAATGCTAACCAGCGGCCAGACTTTGCCTACCGCAATTACCAACATCAATTACCAGAAGTATATACTGGTCATCCCAATCGTTTAGATCGTTATAATCAATACGAACAAATGGATTTAGATTCAGAAGTAAATTCTGCGTTAGATGTAATTGCAGAGTTTTGTACACAAAAAGCCACCAACAATGGTGCGGCTTTTGATCTACAATTTAAAGGCCGCCCTACAGATAGAGAAGTTAATATACTAAAAGAACAAATGTTGGCCTGGATTAGCTTGAACAAATGGAACAAGCGTATATTTAAATTATTCCGTAACTCACTCAAGTATGGCGATCAAGTTTTTCTTAGAGATCCAGAAACATTTGAGTTATACTGGGTTGAGCCAGGTAAAGTAACTAAAGTTATTGTAAATGAAAGCAAGGGCAAAGAACCTGAGCAATATATTATTAAAGATTTACATCCAAATTTTGAAAATTTAACTGCTACACAAAAAACCACAAGCGATCTACATACTACACAGCCAAATACCAGTAGTGGTGGTCTGTATCAACCTACTTCATCCACAGGCAGTAGTGGGACAACTCGGTTTAGCACAGCACAAAATGAAGCTGTAATTGGTGCAGAACATGTAGTACATTTAAGTTTAACAGAGGGGTTAGATGCCAATTGGCCGTTTGGCAATAGTATATTAGAACAGATATTTAAAGTCTTTAAGCAGAAGGAATTGCTGGAAGACAGCATTATCATCTACCGTGTACAACGTGCGCCAGAGCGCAGAATTTTCAAGATTGATGTGGGCAATATGCCCAGCCACATGGCCATGGCATTTGTAGAACGTGTAAAGAACGAAGTTTGGCAACGTCGTATACCCAGTCAGAGTGGCGGTGGTACTAATATGATGGATGCCACATACAACCCAATGAGCATGAACGAAGATTACTTCTTTCCAGTGGGTGCTGACGGCAAAGGCAGTGATGTTACTACATTAGCTGGTGGGGCAAACCTGGGAGAAATTGACGATTTACGTTTCTTTACCAATAAACTATTCCGTGGATTACGTATTCCCAGTAGCTATTTGCCCACTGGCCCCGAAGACGGATCGCAATCAGTTACTGATGGCAAAGTAGGTACAGCATTAATACAGGAATGGCGATTTAACCAGTATTGTATACGTTTACAGACATTGCTGGCCGAAACATTAGATACAGAATTTAAGATGTTTTGTCGTTGGAGAGGAGTAAACATTGACAATTCAATATTTGACCTGACATTTAACGAACCACAAAACTTTAGTAAAAACAAACAAGCAGAGATTGACGGAGTACGTGCCGCAGTATTTGCCCAACTAGAGCCATTGCCATATCTAAGCAAACGATTCTTACTCAAGAGATATCTAGGCTTAAGTGAAGAAGAGATGCTGGAAAATGATGAGTTATGGGCTGAAGAAAAAGGCAATGAATCAGATCCAGGAACAACTGACGTGGGTCTGCGTGGTGTGGGTATTACACCAGGCGGAATTGAATCAGACATGGGTTCAGCAGATGCGATGATGCCACCAGAAGGTATGCCAGGAGCACCTGAAGCTGGTGCAGTTCCAGGAGCACCACCAGGTGCCCCGGCACCAGAACCAGCCCCACTGGCATAAATAATTAATCATGAGACTAAACGAAATGTTTTCAGATCTATCCAACTCCGTTGAGCAAGACGATCAACGGATAGATGCTGAACAAGACAATACGGCGTTAAAGCTGACCGACACTAGAAAAACCAGGCTCACATTGGCACATATAAGCAAACTTAGATTAATGAATGAACTACGGGCAATTGAGAATAAACAAAAGCTACAGAAAGTTAAAATCCAGTATGGAGCACCTCCGGCACAACCAGGAATGTAATAATTTTGCAAAGAAATGTTAAAAAACCACCCATTTGAGGTGGTTTTTTAATCTACGTAGTAAATACACACTATAGTCATGCTAACCTAAAAAGGAATCTTTATGAACCACTATGAAAAACTAATTGAGTATATTCTCAATGACGAGACAGATAAAGCACGTGAAGTGTTCCACAATATCGTTGTAAATCGTAGCCGTCAGATTTACGAAAATATGATGGACCAAGATCAGTCACAACTTGATGAACTTGGCAATGAAATCAATGCCGAAGAACAAATTGGTGAAGAAGAAGAGGAAATGTTCCCTTCAGACGACCAAACTGGTGGTTTAGATGCAGAACTCGGCGATGCCGGTGACAGCATGGAAATCGGCGGTGACGCAATGGGCGGTGACATGGGTGCAGAAGGTGGCGAAGGCGCAATTGAAGATCGAGTTATGGATCTTGAAGATGCCCTAGACGAACTTAAAGCAGAATTTGATGAATTAATGGCTGATGAAGAAGGCGAGTCAGAGCATAACGACGGAATCGACGATCCTGACTTCGGTGACGAAGAAGGCGAAGAAGGCGAAGAAGTTGATGATGCAGAAGATAGCGAAGAAGTCGGCGGTGAAGAAGGTGGAAATCCTTTTGCTAGCGACGACGAAGAAGTTACTGAAGCAGAAGAAGATGATGAAGAAGAAGATGATGCAGAAGAAGTTGTAGCAGAGTCCAAGATGACTGAAGTTAAATCTAGACATCCAAGAACTGCCGCAGAACTTATGCGTGAATACGTTGAGACTGTTGCTGAAATCAACAAAACAGCAGAAGGTCAAGGCGTAGCAAATGCAGGTAAAGTAGCTAGTGTTAATACCAAAAGCATAGTTGCCGGTAAGAACGACATGGGCGGTAGCAACAAAAACATCGCACGTGGCGGATCCAATCCAGCACCAGATGGTACATCAGCACCAAGTGCAGATAAGCCAAAAGATCTAATTGGTAAAGTGCAAAACACAGCAGGCGGAAAAAAGTCGTTGTCCTCGGCAACAAAGCCAACAGCGACCCAAGCCAGTGGTGTCAATGATAAAAGCATTGTAGCCAAGTAATAAAGACACAGCATGCCTATATTACTTAGAGAACACCTTTCCTTCGACCAAGCCCAGCTCGTAACAGAGTCGGAGGGCACTGGCGATGGAAAGGATCTTTATCTCAAAGGTATTTTTATTCAGGCTGCGGTCGAAAATGCCAACAAGCGGGTATATCCCGTGGAAGAGATAGCAGCCGCAGTTGATTTAATTAATGAACAAATTAAAAAAGGTCACAGTGTATTGGGTGAAGTAGATCACCCTGCTGATCTTAAAATTAACCTAGATCGGGTTAGTCACGTCATTACTAAAATGTGGATGGATGGTCCTAACGGATTTGGCAAGATGAAAATCATTCCAACTCCAATGGGTAAAATAGTTCACACCATGTTAGACAGTGGTGTAAAACTAGGAGTAAGTTCACGTGGTAGTGGTGAAGTTGACGACAGTACCGGTAAAGTTCGTAATTTTGAAATAGTAACAGTTGATATCGTTGCACAACCTAGTGCTCCAAATGCATATCCCCAGCCAGTTTTTGAAGGGTTGATGAATATGCGTTATGGGCACAGGGTATTCGAAGCATCGCAAGATGCAGGTGCCGATCCAAAAGTCCAAAAGTATTTGCGAGCCTCAGTGTTGAGACTCATCAAAGACTTGAAAATATAAGGAGATCCAAATGCTAGAAGCTATCAAACCTCTGATCGATAGTGGTATAGTGAACGAAGACACAAAGCAAGCAATCGCTGAAGCATGGGAAGCTAAATTAGTTGAAACCCGTGACCAAGTACGTGCCGAACTACGTGAAGAGTTTGCTAGAAACTACGAGCACGATAAGTCTGTAATGGTTGAAGCTTTAGACAAAATGGTAACTGAAACTCTGACGCAAGAACTAAAAGAATTTGCTGATGATAAACGTAAACTGGTGGAAGATCGTGTAGCTTTTAAGAAACACGCATTAAACACTGGGCGTAAGTTTAATTCATTCTTAACTACCAAACTTTCTGAAGAAATTCAGGAACTGCGCTCAGATCGCAAAGCACAAAACTTGGCTATGGCCAAGTTAGACCGTTTTGTTATCAAAGCGTTGGCTGAAGAAATTCAGGAGTTTGCTACCGACAAGAAGGATTTAGCTGAAACCAAGGTCCGTTTGTTAACCACAGCACAATCTACACTGGAATCACTACAAAAGAAATTTGTGACTCAAAGTGCGGCTATTGTTAAAGAATCAGTAATCAAGAATCTAAAAACCGAACTAACACAGTTCAAGAAGGATATTAAAGAAGCTCGCGAAAATATGTTTGGTCGCAGACTCTTTGAAGCCTTTGCTGGAGAATTTGCAGTAACTCACTTAAATGAAAACGCAGAAATCAGTAAACTACAAAAAGTTGTTGCTGATAAAGAAGCCATCATTTCAGAGAGTAAAAAGCAAGTTGCCGAAAAGACCAGGTTAGTAGAAAGCAAAGAAGCAGAAATTCGCGTTGCGCGAGATATCGCAGAGCGTCAGAAAATTACTGCTGAATTATTAGGAACACTAACCAAAGACAAGGCCAAAGTAATGACCGAGTTGTTGGAAGGAGTGCAGACGCCGAAACTGAAATCTGCATTCGATAAGTATCTGCCAGCAGTACTAACAAATGGTAAGCCAGCACAGCCTGCAGTAAGCAAGCAAGTGTTGAGCGAAAGCCTAGTAGTAACTGGCGACAAAGCTGTTCGGGCGGCACCAGATCAATATGATAATAATGTCATCGATCTACGTCGTCTAGCAGGGCTGAAGTAAAAGTAGTTAAACAAGGAGAAGTTAAAATGTCACAAGTACTCTTAGAAAGTCGTTGGGGTGAAACGAAAGAGGCCCTGTTAGAAGGTCTTAATGGTTCACGCCGCACAAGTATGTCTGTAATGTTGGAAAACACCCGTAGGCACTTGACAGAAACCGCAACAAGTGGTGCTACTGCCGTAGGCAACGTAGCAACATTGAATCGCGTTATTCTTCCAGTGATTCGCCGTGTAATGCCAACAGTTATTGCAAACGAAATCGTTGGTGTACAACCAATGACTGGTCCAGTAGCACAAATTCACACTCTGCGTGTACGTTATGCAGAGACAACTGATGATACTAGTGGTTTCGACACCAACACAACAGCCGGTGATGAAGCACTAAGCCCATTTAAAATTGCTGTAGCTTATTCTGGTGCCCTTGGTACTGGTAAAGCAGATGCAACAAGTACTCTTGAAGGTTCACCTGGTCGTAAGATCAACGTGCAAATCCTAAAACAGACTGTCGAAGCTCGTACACGTAAGTTGTCAGCTCGTTGGACGTTTGAGGCCGCACAAGATGCACAATCAATGCACGGCTTAGATGTAGAAGCAGAAATTATGGCCGCTTTGGCACAAGAAATTACGGTTGAAATCGACCAAGAAGTTCTTGGAAGCCTACGTAGCTTGGCAGCAACTGAAGAAACTTTCAACCAAGCCGCTGTTAGTGGTACTGCAACATTCGTTGGTGACGAACATGCCGCATTGGCCGTTCTTATCAATCGTGTAGCAAATAAAATTGCTCAGCGTACACGTCGTGGTGCTGGTAACTGGGCTGTTGTTAGCTCAACAGCATTGACAGTGCTACAAAGTGCAACTACAAGCGCATTTGCTCGTACAACTGAAGGCACATTCGAAGCCCCAACAAACACCAAGTTTGTAGGTACATTGAATGGTAGCATGAAAGTGTATGTTGACTCATACGCAAGTGATTCACAAGCAGTTCTAGTTGGTTACAAAGGTTCCAGCGAAGCAGATGCAGCCGCGTTCTATTGCCCATACATTCCGTTGATGAGCAGTGGCGTTGTGCTTGACCCAGCTACGTTTGAACCAGTTGTTGGCTTTATGACACGTTACGGTTATGTCGAATTGACAAACACTGCATCGTCTCTAGGTAATGCCGGCGACTATTTGGGTGAAATTGCAGTATCAAACTTAACTTTCTCTTAATCGAAAAGTTAAACCCAAGAAGTAAAAGCAAAGCAAATACAGAAGCCCCAGCAATGGGGCTTTTGTTTTGATATAAATAATATTATGAATGCTGACATCCTTATACCGTTTTCAGACTTGCTGGAACAAATTGCTGACCTACCCAGAATTGTCAAAGGTGATATTGTTGAGTGGGGATACAATCAAATTCCAGCTGGCACAGGAACAGTGACTGGTTGGTCAGGATCGGCTATCAATCATATCAACCGTAATCAGTTAGAGTATGCATTAACCGTCAAATCTAACGATGGTGCCAGACATACTATACCATATCGTCAACTGCCAAAAGAATATACTGGCGGTGGATACTACATTAAAAAAATTGGATAACTTATTTGTGGTAAACTTTTCTCATTAATTGAGAATGTTCTTTGACCAAATATTGATATACTTTTTCGCGTATCGCCACAGGTAAATATTTTTCCAATACTTTATAATATAACTGTGCAAAGTTTGCACCATGTTGACTGGGCCCAATGGCATGAACCAATTCATGAACTAATGTTACAACATTTCGTTGACCAGGGCATAGTTCTATCAAACTATATCCCATGGTATAGCTTAATGGATAACCCAGCTCTAATGTGCCTGGGCCAAATCTAATCTCAGGAAGTTTTCTACTTCCATGATAAAATTCAGCCCAGATTTTTTTAGCAAGCCGTTGCAATGAACCAAGATCACGTGGTTTGTTTAACTTCTCTATAGTTTCTAAATAAGTTTTTTCATAACCATAAATTCGTCGAGTCATTACACCACGGCGTGCCCCCAATTGCCTGACACGTTGTGATTCACGTTCTCGTTTTGTGGTCTCAGTTACCCGCATATCAGCCTATCATTTTTCCATACGTTGTTGGTCCCACAATACCGTCAGCAGTTAACCCATGATCTGCCTGCCACTTTTTAACAGCGGCTTCAGTTCCTGGACCAAATGCACCGTCAGCATTTAACCCCAACTTGGCCTGTATAGCGGCAACAGCATCGCCACGACTTCCCACACGTAAGTTTTCGGTCAATACCGGAGTAGTTTGCTCAGGTACTTTGCCACCAAATACAGCCATGGCAGTATCATAATGTTTTTTACGATCATCCAATCCAATAGTACCACCGTTGACACGTTTGGTCATAGTAACGATATCACCACGATCAGCAATTTCATTTAATCCGTTCTTTTTCCAAAACCAACAAGCAGTACTCAGTGCGGCTTCCTTGTCGGTAGTAACTAGATCAGGACTTTCTACTAGACGTAAATCACCATATACTGATTTACTACAAGCAGTATAGTTATCTTTGCCAGTCAATTGAATTGGTCCACGACCGCGGAATTTATAGCCTTCCTTACTGGCTTCATTTCCATTACCCATTCTGTCGCCATAAACACGACTGGCAATTTTTTCTGGTTGCTTGGCATAATCAGCAGGATTAACTGATGTAAAATACCTAGGGAAAATCTTAGTTAATCCGTCAGCAGTATAATACAAGTTTTCCTGTAGTACTGTAAAGTCATTACTTTCATGAGCACATTGCGCTAAAAATCCAGCTACACGTAGTTCTGAATCTATCTCAAATTTTGGTAAAACATCGCACATAGCAGTATACCATCCAGCTACGTCTTTGTTATGTGTCAACACTTTAGCTAATTGATCTTGAGTGAAATTAAATTTCATAGTGAGTCTCCGTTTGTTTAAATATTTATATGGAAATTGACTTACTAAACGTAACTATAACTAACATGGAACACTGGTATAATGTACGACAAAGCCTACTTCATTTCGGTAACAAATACCCACAATATCATCGCGATTTCCATAGATTACTGGCTAATATTGACAGTATAATGCTTGAAAGCAGTAAAATTTTAATGCGTATACGTCGACGTCCCAGTGACGCTGGCCAAACATCATATAATGAAAAAATACAACAAGCCAACGACGTGTTAAGTTTTGCTCAGCAACACTTATTGCTTATGATACTGGCTAATCAAGATTTTGCATAAATAAGTTGTCCACTGAATAGGTTAGCGGATTTATGCGGCGACCACCGCGTATGACCTAAAACGTCACATTTAAGGAGAAAACAAATGGCAAGAAGTCTAAATAAAAAGTATTTTGGTAACCGTAACATCGGTTCCACAAGCGTAACAACTGATGATGGTATTGGTGGTAACGGCATTGCCAGTGTAACAATCGGCGGAAGCTGGGCTAATTTCACTCAAGCTACCTCAACAGTAACTTTTAGTGCTCCACAACTGCCAGGCGGTGTAACAGCTACTGGTACTGTGACAATTACAGCAGGTGCACCAACACTAGTCACAATGACAGAAAAAGGTTCTGGATACACAGCATTGCCAACAGTTACTATTGCTGACAGCGATGGGGGTGCAGAAACAACCGGAACAGCAACAGCAGTATTTGAAGTTGATAGCGGTACCGTCGGTTCAGCTACTTATGAAGAAAATGCAATTACTGCTTATGCTTATGTAACTGGCGGAAGTCGCAAAGTTGCTGATATAATTAAGCAAGTATCTGGTACACGTTATAAAGTAAAAACAGCAGACGGCACAATGATTTGCAAACTGAAAAGTTCAGCAAGTTCAGCAGCCGGTGAAATGGAAATTGTAGCAACAGATGCATCAAGCGGTACTTACTATGTAACCAAGTTAACAGCCCACAAAGCTACGTTGACTCGTGGTACTGGTACAGTTTATGTCACTGATGTAGCTACACCCTGGACATTTGGTACAGCAGATGCTACGTATTGCAAAATACCAAACGCTTAATTGATTTTTAATTAAGATTAAAGCCCTGGGTAAATACCAGGGCTTTTTAATCACTATATGACACTGACATTTGTATTAGGCAACGGAGTATCCAGACAGCCGATTGAATTAACTACATTACGTAAGTATGGAAAAATTTACGGATGTAACGCACTCTATCGACATTTTACACCAGATGTATTGGTAGCAACAGATCCAGGTATCAGTACAGAGATACAAAAGTCCGGGTATGCGCTAAAACATAAATTTTATACCAGAAAACCACTACCCAGAATGGGTGCTAATCCCATTGTGTATAACTATACATATAGCAGTGGTCCGATAGCATTAACGTATGCCAGTAAATCTGATCCACATACTATCTATATGTTGGGGTTTGATCTTTGTGGCGTAAACAGCAAATTTAACAATGTTTATGCAGATACGGAATTTTACAAGAAGTCGAATGATGGTCCAACCTATTTTGGTAGTTGGATAGAACAAATTACAGAAGTAGTAAGATCACACCCCAAACACCAATATATACGTGTAATTGCAGATAATGTAATAATTCCAGGAGAATTTCACACATTGAAAAATTTATCACATATACCGATAACCCAATTTTGTTCCGACTATAAATAGTTAAGTAGGTAAAAATATAAGGTCACATAACGAATGTCTGTTCCAGTTTGGTCCACTCCGTCTGGTAGTTTAGGTACAGTATCAGAGCTTAATTTCTTCGCGTTAGGGTTAGAAGCCTACGACAGCGTTGATCCATCACGTCCACTTTCCTTTGAATTGGTCGCAGGTACCCCGCCATCAGGAGTCCACATTGACAGTTATGGAACTATTGCTGGATCACCTGACACTATCTTACGTGAAACTGATACAAACGATAGTATAGCTAGGATTAGGTTTAAACAAATTACAAGTAAATTTGCTGTTAGAGCTAGAGTAGCTGATTACTACGAAACATTTACCAGCAATGGTAATGCAACACGTACTCAGTTTATATTGACGCAACCTATTACTTTTGACATTACTCGTGTGTTAGCAGTAATAAATGATAACGCAATAATAACAACTAGATTTAAAAAATCGTCAACAGGAGTAGTAACTGTTACATTAAATCGTGCATTGGCCGCGGCTGGAGAAACATTAGTAATTTCATTGTATCAAGCAGGTGCCGCAGTAGCAGATAGAACATTTAGCATGACCATTGTGGGATCAAACCCACCGAAAATTTTAAAGTTTGATCCTCTGGGCACATACTTTGATGGCCAATATGTAGATATTGATATCACTGCATTGGATTTAGATATAGAAGATACAATAACTTGGTCCTTGTCTGCCGGACAATTACCAGATGGTGTAACACTAGATAAACATACTGGTAAAATCAGTGGGTTTATTCGTCCTTACTATGTGACAGATGCGGTACGAACAGAAATTAATAATTTGGGTTTTGACGATGAACAGTTTGATGGTCGCACATACGATAATGATGCACCAACAGTAACCACTTATCCAATCTTGTCTCCCAGCACAGACATATATTCTAACTATCAATTTACTATTACAGTCAGTGATGGAAACAAAGAAAATGCAAAGAGCTATAATTTAAGAGTAATCTCTAGTAGCGATATAAAAGTTTCATCAGATCAAATTAGTGTTGATGATAATACCTTTACTGTGGATAGTAAAGTTACTTATAGTCCTCTTATGAAGACCGAGATTGGTGAGATTGGGCCAGTATTGCATGATAACAACTTTATGTACAAGTTTGATGCGATAGACTACAATGGTGATACGATTGAGTATTTTGAAGATAACTCTTCAGAGACAGGATTTGATAATTCATTTGATGGGGCGGCATACGATATTGGTAGCATAGGATTGCCAACATCTGCACGTGATGGTTTTGATTTAACGTTGGATGCAGATACTGGTTGGATTCAAGGAACTATACCTGTATTACCTGACCTTGAAACAACATACAAGTTTAATATTAGAGCAAGAAAAAAAGATGTACTCGCTACTAATCCAGCAACAGGTGAGCAAACGTATTATAAAAGTCGCCGCAAGCAATTTCAACTTACAATATCTGGACAAGAAAGTGTTGGGGTGGTTTGGGATACCCCAGCAAACTTGGGGTCTATGGATAATGGTGCAGTTAGTGAATTAGAAATATCTGCCACCGCACAAACCAGCAATACAATATATTATGAATTACTAGACGGGAGTCACAGTCGTTTACCACAAGGATTGAAATTATTAGACAACGGATTGTTAATTGGTCGCACCACATTCAGTACATTTGAGTGTGATGCTGGTACAACAACGTTTGATAAAAAGAATTTTTACATTTCAGAAACTACTATAGATCGTACTTATAGTTTTACAGTTAGAGCTTATGATGTTAATATAAAAACTCCTACTATTATATCACACACCATTACTAATATTACATCTGCTGGTGTTGCAACAGTAACATCAGACACTTATACCAAAGGTCAAATATTTAATATAACAGCAATGGGGACTACAGTAACTGGATTTCCAATTGGTACATATTATGTTATCCCTTATATAGACAATAGTGGGTCACCTTATTATACTGAGAGAGTAACTGGAACATCCATTATGTTAGCTAGTACATATGCTAATGCAATGGCGCAACCTCCAGTACCTATTTCTGGAGTATCTACTTCTGCAATTGCATCCAGCACTGTATTAGTGACACCGAACATTACATTTATAAACACAGATGGTGTTGCTACGGTTACTTACAATACATATTTGCGTGGGCAAGCATTTCATGTCACCTCTAGAACATTGGGTACGGCAGTGGGTTTTGCCGTTGGGACATATTATGTAATAGATGATGTAACCGGCACCCGTATTACATTAGCTAGCTCGTATATTAATGCAATGAACAATACGCCAATCTCAACAGTTACCGCAAGTGGAACCATTACTGCCAGTAGCGTTATCATCAAGTCAATTTACCACACTGTTAATACTACCAAAACATTTACTTTGGCTTTGAAAAAAGCATTTGTAAAACCTTACGAGAATTTGTATATAGCGGCTCGGTTACCCAAAGCAGATCGATTGTCATTATCTAGCTACTTGGAAGATACTGCAATTATACCCACTGCTAATTTATATAGACCAGAAGATAGTAACTTTGGATTAGCTAAAGACCTGCGACTATTAATGGCAAACGGAGTTAATCCTGCATCAGCGGCAGACTACGTTGGGGTTATATCCAAAGCCCATTATAACAAACAACTTTACTTTGGCAAAGCTAAAACAGCCAGAGTATTAAACAATGATAACTCAGTTAGATACGAGATAGTATACTTAGATGTATTGGATGATTTGCAAAATAGCGAAGGTATTAACGTAACTCCAGCTATTGATGTAACGGACAACAAAATTCCGTTTTCAGCCGATATGGATTCGATTGACGTCGCTACAACTGTTACCACTGACGGCGTTAACTCGTTATATCCCAATAATCTTGCTAACATGAGAAGATTTATTACTAGAACATTGGGCCAAGTAAACAAAGCATTGCCAGACTGGATGACTGACATGCAAGAGGATGGTAGAGTATTGGGATTTACAACTGGGTGCGTGTTGGCTTATGTTGTTCCAGGCACTGCTAAGAAAATTGCATATCGACTTAATAACAGCGATCTAAATTTTAACAATTTACATGTGGTTGCGGATAGATATGTCTGGGATAATAATCTTACTAGAAATTATAATAAGACAGATGAAAAATTCCTTGCAAACGAACTTACTACCTTTGACTTATACACTGAGAAATATGTACCAAGCACAGTGTCTAATATGGGTGCTGGTGCTGAATTTATTGTGGTTAGTCGTGACAATCTCAAGTATAAAGAAGTTAATATTGTTGATGGCGGGAACGAATATCGAGTTGGTGATCAAATTACTATTCCAGGATCTAATTTAAGTGGTGTTGATTTTGTCAACGACGCATTAATAACGGTTACCGAAGTTTATAATAAAAAGTTAATACGCGATTGGAAACCACACACTACATATATGTATGGCGAACCAGACATCAAATACAACAACAAGGTATATAGAATTAGACATAATTTTACTAGTGGTGATACATTTACTGAAATGACCGGTGTGACCACAATAAGTGGTACCGCAGAAACATTGGGTAAGTTAAGAGATGTAACACCACTAAGTGGTACTGCAATTAACGTGGGTAGACCTGACGCAATTACATTAGTGGGTGGAACAGCTATTCCTGCACCTTTACAAACTGGGGCACCGGTACCAACAATTGCAGTAACTGGCACCGGTGCAGGATTGACAATTAATATAAGCAAACTTGGAACTGGCGTAGCATATACTGAATCAAATACATCAGTAAGTATAGCGGCATTGGGTGGCGGATACCGTCCAGCTGATTTAGTTAAAGTGTCAGGTGCGGTGTTGGGTGGTACATCACCAGCAAATGATTTAATAATTCGTGTAACCGATATACAAGTCACTATTTACACATCAATCCCTACGCTAACTTTAACCGGAAGTGGTGTTGGGGCAACAGTAACAGTAGTCAAATTGGGATCGGACACTACATATACACCAGATAATATTAGTATTAGTGTTGAAACATTGGGTATTGGTTATACTGCTGGTGATACCTTAAAAGTATTAGGGACTTACTTGGGCGGAACTACTCCCACTAATGATTTAGTATTTACGGTATTGCCTACCGAATCATTAACTTATTCATCAGTAAATACTGTAACAATGACTGGTATAGGAACCGGCGCAAAAGTAACTGTAACTAAATCAGGGCCACCAATACTAACAGCAGTACAAGCAACCAGCATTGCTGGAACATTTAGTTGTTCTGATGCTATCCTTGAAGTAAATCAGACAGTAACAATATCAGGTACTATGAGCAGTAGCCCAACAATACCGTTGGTGCAAATTACAGGCACAGCAGGAACGTTTAGTTGCACCAACACTACATTGGCAGTTGGACAATCTATAAAAATTTCAGGAAATGCATCCAATGTGGCAACCGCACCGCTAACCTCAGTACAAATTACCAGTACACGTGGAACCTTTAGTTGTACGCCATTAGCATCACTTACTTCGCTTTATGTGGGTCAAGAGATAACGATATCAGATGCGTTGGCTGGAACTGGTAGTATTGCAGAATACATCAACCCACCAGCAACGTATTATATTATAGCAACTGATGGGCATTCAACATTTACATTGTCAACTTCGCCTGATCCAACCAGTACACCATTAACCACTGTGGCAGGGACAACTACTGGCGCAACGTTTACTATTAAGTATGGTCTGCCACCAATAGCTGGATATGTTTCTCCAACTACATATTATATTACCGCAACAAATGGTATTAACACATTTACATTAAGTGAGCAGATTAATGGATTGCCGATAATAACTAATTCAGGAACACCCACAGGTTGGACCTATACACATAATATAATTTCAGATTATTCTAATCCAACCACATATTATATTACAAACACTGATGGTAAAAACGTGTTTACTTTAAGCAAGAGCAGGGGTGGTTCACCAATAGTAACTATGAAAGGTACTCCATCTGGATTGATCTTCTCGGGTACTGGAACAAGTTATACTCGAGCAAATACAGTTATTGATATTACAGTACCAGGGAAAGACTACTTTACTGGTGATATTATCAAGGTGCTGGGTACAGAATTAGGTGGAACCAGCCCAGCTAACGATTTAACATTTACTGCGGTTGCGAGATATATGCAACCATACGATGATGGCAGCACCATTGCATTGCGACTGTCAACCAATAGCGGGATTACAGTATTAGATCAACAAATAGTAGACGGCAGAATCTTGTCAGCAACCGTATCTGGCCTTAGCGTAGCAAATGGTGTATATGGATCGACTGGGTCACCAAAATCTGGCAGAACTGAAGTACAAGGCAGAAGTTTTATATATGCAGATGGTGCGGACTTTGTAGAACCATTGCTAGCACCAGATGGGATTACACTGGAATACCCATATAATCCGCGTGTGGCTGATCCAGAAAGTCGACAAAAAGGCACAATAACTACGTTTGACGGCAACAGTATGCAATTCTTTGCAAATAAAGATGCTTACGCAACACAAGACCAAGGGGATGCATATTTGAAGTGGCCCAAAATGAATATTTTTCATATGCAGAGATTAAGTTAGAACACTTATTTTAAAGTAATAAATAAACATATAGATTGGAGAATACAGTATGGCATCGAACATAAACGCAAATAACATTGATGGCGCATTTCCTGTCGCAGGGCAAGACAATGACAGTCAAGGATTCAGGGATAATTTCACTAACGCAAAAAATAACTTTAGTTACGCCAAAAGCGAAATTGAAGATTTGCAGAGCAAAGTATTGCTGAAGTCTGCGCTAAATGGTGATATACTCAGCAACTCACTTAGTGATACGGTGTTGTCCGGTGCTCAGGTGTTGGACTTTAGCGAAACCAGAGTAGCATTGGGTACAACCAGCGGAACAGTCACCTTAGATCATACTCTTGGCCATTATCAAACAGTTACCACTAACGGCAACGTTACATTGGCATTTTCAAATTTGCCACCAGCAGGACAGTTGGGTAGAATTAGATTAGCTATTACTACCGATGCGTCTAGTCGCACATTGACATTACCAGCGGCAGTTAGCCGAGGACTTACTACAGTACAGGGTATATCTGGCCAAGTAATTACCTTTCCGGCCGGTACCAATACCTACACGTATGAGTTTACTACGGACGATGCAGGTACAACAGTTACCGTCCGTGACTTAAGTGTGCCAGCATTAGGATATTCGATTGGTGGCGGAGCAATAACTCAAATTACATCACGTACAACTGGTGTGACACTCAATAAATCTTCTGGAACAATTACGTTATTTTCAGCGGCCGGTTCAACTTCGTATCAAACGTTTACTGTGACAAATAGTTTTGTTGCGGCAAATGATGTTATCGTAATTAACCAACAGTCTGGAACAGACAAGATGGCAATGTTTGTTACTGCGGTGGCGGCTGGTAGCTTTAACATTACGTTTGCAACAACAACTGGCACTACTACTGAGCAACCAGTAATTAATTTTGCGGTAGTTAAAGCCGTCGCTGCATAATGCATCCCTTGGTTGGTACACTAACTGAGTTATCAGATAAAGAACTATCTGATAAAATAATAGACCTAGAAAGGAAGATGATGATGGCATATAGAGTCATGCCATCATCGATCCACCAATTTTCCATGATCATGGAAGATTACAAATCAGAACGTCAAACTAGACTATCCAAAGAATTTGACAAGTTATCAAAACAAACTGGTAGTGACCTTAATAAATTGATTGACGTTAAATAATTTGACTTATTGATACGT